CAACTGCGCCGTACAGTGCAGAAGAAGCCAAACTATCTCCTGAGGTGGAGGGTAGGTCAAGGAAATTTAATTCCTTTGGTTTGCCCTCTAGAACCGAAAGAGATTTGTTTAGCGCTGCGTATCCAACCAGTGAGTCAGTACGAATCACTGGCCTCGGGCACCATGCTTTTACTTCTAAGCGTTGGAGCACAGCGCTCCACCTTCGTTGGAAGGCAGAGTTGCCCAAGGAATAGATACGTCCCAGGCCAGGAGAATCATCAGGCAATTCAGGTAGTGGACCTAAATGCTGCTCAACTCTATTGAAAAGTAGAGAAGACGTACGTAGATAGCCCTTCTTGAAGAAGGATCTAGCTGTTTCTGTCCAAGAAATCAGCTCCTTAGCCTGTTGCCGGTTCTCAGGTGGGGTGGTAATAATGTAGATTGGAGTAACCAACCGTCCATCATACGCATCCACTCCGCAGGACTCTCTGAACTTTCCAGTCCAGAAAGACTTAGCTTCGTTGACCTTGAAGTACAAAACTTCAAGAGCTCTTACGAACAGCTCCCGACTGTCAGAGGGGATGACTATGTCATCCCCAAAGACGGCCACTTCCCGTTCGAGAGACTGAAAATCCCATGGGCTTAGACGCCTCCAACCGCGCTTGGTAGCGACAGCTGCAAGTGCTATGCTTAGGAAAATCAGACTCTCTACCGGAAAAGTGTTGGCGCTACCCATCGTTGAGAATTTTCTCAGCTTCACACAAGTTGGCGCACGAAGCGTCAGTTTTTGTGTTACACGACGGGTACGAGACGCTCGCAGTGCTCGCAGCAATCCTGGGTTACCCCGGAAGAACTGCCCTGCGACGTGACAGGTGACTCGGTCCGATGCCGCCGAGAGATCGACGGTCGCGAGCGAGCCCGTTTCCGACCCTTCCGTACAGAGTGATTGGTTGAGTGATTGGTCGCGGAATGCGACGAATCGACTGAGCCAACTTCGTCTGGTACGGGAGCTAAAGTAGTCCCAGCTGTTTTGCTGGCACCACTGGTGCTCGGACGGTTCCGCGGCAATAAGCCGCGGTCCCGTAAAGGTCTTGGGAACAGCGATGAGGCGTGAGGACGGAATCGTAGATTCGATCCCCACACCATTTTCGCACCTATCTGCCCAACTAGCATGATTATGAAAGCCACAATCAGCAAGAGGGTACTCCATTTCCAAAACTTCGGACCAATTGCGCCAAGAATACTTGTTGCAAATGGCCGTAGTTTCTGAAATAGCGCCAGGACCATGTCTGAACCTCCAATCTGCGGGCTGATAAGGCCCTAGGGTGGTGGTGACTATCCCCGACACAATGTCGAGGTTAGCCAGGAAGATCGACAGCTCGGCCCGCGTTAGCGAGTCGTACGTGTCAATCCGATCTCTTAACAGTTGTGAGTTACCAAAACCTTGGTAAGGCACTTCTGCATTGAGGTCGGAGGGAGACGAAGCCTCCCAGAACTGTTCTGGTTCTGGTAGCTGGCTGTCGGTGGCCACGAATTCAAGGACTTCGTCCTCGACTGCGCGGTCACTGCAGGGGAAAACAGTCTTCTTTCCTACCGACAGAATCTGCCGGAGAAAGAAGATGGCTTCCGTACTGCAATCCTCCCTCAGAGATCCAGTCTCGTGAAAAACCATTAGGTAGAGTCCCCGAAGAAACTTCGGAATCACTACCCGACCAGAAAACCGGCTTGTGGCTGGTAAACCTGATCGATTGTAATGGCCGCCTGCAAGACACCTATCGAGGTGCTTGCAAACAGCTGGGAGGTCGACGAGATAAACTCGTATACCTCTTCGCTCCACGAGACTTTCGAGACGGGTGAGATCTTTCTCAAACTCCGCCCCGAGCGTCGGGAACGTGGCCAAAGCGTCTTGGAAGAGCGCTTTGTACACGTTGCTCAGCTCCCTAACATGGCATTTAGACATAGCTGGATTAACTCCGGCAAGATGTCCCATGCTGTTAGAGTGCCACGTTCTGCAACCAAGTTGGAAGCCGTTACGCAATTGGGACCCAGCAACGAGCTGGGGGTGAACCGGTCTTACCGGAACCCCAAGGGCGCACTAGGCATTCCAACCAAAGAGTCCCGTCAGCAAAGCGTTCGATGAGAGGATGATTTTATCAGCCACTGCATCGTGCAACGCCACGCTGGTGTCACTGGGCAAGTGCTCAATGACAAAGTAGAACTTACGTTCATACTCGGGGACAGCACCTGCGGCGAAGATCGTTTGCACAACCTCGAGGTTGTGGCGATCGTACGTCGCGGGTCTTGCCGTGGTCGGGCCGACACGAGTGTGTCGGATCCGAACGCGGTATTGACCAGTGCTGTCTTTGAACAGGTATTCCGAAGAATACCCGTCCTGGTTGATCAGATTCAGGGTGATGTCACCACCAGCCTGAGGCAGAACGAACGTGTTACCTAACATGGGAGTTACCTCCAATCCTTACTGTACACCCCCGGCTCAGCGCCGGAGGGCAGCTAAGGACAGGAGTATCGACAACTTCCCGCCGTCAAAGACGGGAAGTGTAGGTAGGGGAAACGGGACAATAGGATAGGTTGGCCACCTCTCCTTGCGTTGAAAATGCAAATTGTACCACCCATCAAAGGTGACCCAAGATGCAGTTCCAACTGGATCCAGATCATACGTAGTCTTAGAGTAAGACGTACGCATGACACAGATCCTGCCCCAAGTGCAGCCCACTGTGTTGTTCGTCGCGGCAAGCATATCGCCGACATTCGAAAACCAGTCTATGAACCAGCTCCAGGGTGTTAATTCCCAGGCTGCTTCAAGTGCACCGTGCGTTGTAATTCCGAGTGCTACTCTTTTGTTGAACCTTGTTAGGTCAGCATCAGAGAGTTCTGGAAGTACACT